ATACGCAGAAGCTGTAAAAAACTTAGACGAGTTTCAAAAAGAGTTTTCTAAATTAGAAAAACAACTTGATACTGCAAATAAACAACTTAAAAAAAACGAAAAGAGTACAGGTAGTTTTACTAAAGGTATTAAAGGTATAGGCACTGCATTTAAAGCAGCAGGTATTGGTGCTGTTGTAGCTTTGTTTGGTGCTTTGGCAGCAGCATTATCTAAGAATCAAAAAGTTATGGATGGTGTTGCAGTTGTTACTGGAACAATATCACAAGTATTTACTGAAATTGGTAATGTATTAGTTACTGTATATGAAAATGTATCTACCTCTACAGAAAACTTTGACGCCTTAGGTAGGGTTGTAAGTAATGTATTTAAGATAGCTATAGCTCCTTTCAAATTAGCTATAGATGGTTTGGCACTAGGTTTCTTTCAAGCACAACTAGCTTTTGAACAATCCTTTTTTGGTAGTGGTGATACAGAAAAAATAGAAGCTCTTAACTCTAAAATAGATGAAACAAAACAAAGTCTAATTGATACAACTGTAGGAGTAGTAGAAGCAGGTAAAGCAATAGCAACAGACTTTACAGAAGCAGTAAGTGAAGTCGGTAATATAGGATCACAAGTAGTAGAGGGTTTAAAAGAAATAAGTGTAGAAGCTATTGTTGAAAATGTAAAAGCTAACGAGCAACTAAAAAAATCAGCAGAATTAGCGAGAGTAGCAAATCAGGGCTTAATTGAAGAATTTGACAGATTAGCAGAACAGCAGAGACAAATACGAGATGATGATAGAAAAGGAATAAATGAAAGAATAGAAGCAAACGAAAAATTATTAGAGCATTTAGAAAATCAAAAAGAAAAAATGCTTGAGAACGCAAACGCCATATTAGCTCAAGCACAGGCACAATTTGATTTAAGTGGTAAAGATGAAGATAATATAAAATTACAAGAAGCAAAAAATGAATTAAAAGCAGTAGAGGCACAAATAGAGGGCTTTATGTCTGAACAAAAATCAAATGCTGTTGCTTTAGAAAAAGAATTAAACGAATTAGAAATATCTGGTTTACAAAATAAAGCAGAGTTACAAAAAGTAGAAAGAGATTTCAAAGCTGAAATGATAGAAAATGACGTTCTACGACTTGAACAAATGAAAAAAAATTTAAAAGAAGAAGAAGAATTAGAAACTAAGCGACTTCAAAATAAAATTAATTCATTTCAAGAGGGTACACAAGCTCAACAAGATGCTCAACACGAGTTAGATTTATTCTTGAAAGAAAGTGGTAATAACCAGAAAAAAATTGACAAAGAATTAGCTCTAGCTAAAGAGAATCAAACTAAAGAAACTTTAGGAAACATAGCAACTATAGTAGGTAAAAACTCAAAGTTTGGAAAAGCCATAGCAGTAGTACAAGCAATACAAGATACTTTTGCAGGAGCTAATAAAGCATTAGCACAAGGAGGTATATTTGGTTTTATCGGTGCAGCAGCAGTTATCGCAGCAGGTATAGCAAACGTAAAAAACATAACCTCAACACAAACACCTAAACCACCTGCCTCATTGGGTGCAAGATCAACAGGTGGAGAAAGTACACCATCTGTTCCTGCTGCCACAGCACCATCAGTACCTCCGTCATTTAGTACAGTAGGTGCAAGTGGTGTAAATCAGTTAGCAGACGTTCTTGGTAATCAACCTCCTCCTAGAGCTTTTGTAGTTAGTGGAGACGTAACCACAGCTCAACAATTAGATAGAAACATTGTAAGTAGTGCAAGTTTAGGATAAACAAAAAAAATAATTAAAACGTTATTATAATATGAGAATTGTAGAACTTATTTTAGGAGACGATGAATTAACAGGAATAGAAGCTATATCAGTAGTAGAAAACCCTGCAATCGAAGAAGATTTTATAGCTCTTAAAAGTCAAGAAATAAAACTTGCTGAGGTTGATAAAGAAAAGCGTATCTTGATGGGTGCTTTATTAATTCCAAACAAACCTATATTAAGAAGTAAAGGCGATGAGCAATATTATATTTACTTTTCCAGAGATACAGTAGCCAAAGCATCACAGCTTTACTTAATGAATGGCAATCAATCAAAAGCTACATTAGAACACCAACACACAATAAACGGACTAACATTAGTAGAATCTTGGTTAGTAGAAGATGAGGTACACGATAAATCTCGTAAGTATAATCTTGATGTACCTGTAGGTACTTGGATGGGTGCTGTCAAAGTAAATAACGAGGAGATATGGAACAACTATGTCAAAACAGGAAAAGTAAAAGGTTTTAGTATAGAGGGTTACTTTGCTGATAAAATGGAAAGACCTAAAGAGCCTGTAAATGACTTTTCTGACATAGAAGAAGCTGAGGCTAGTGAGATGTTATCTTATATAAAATCAATAGTAAGACAAGACAAGCGTTTAAAGGGTGGTAAGAGACGAGAACTTGAAGCATATAGTGATTACCCTAGTGGAGTGAAGAACAACGCTAAAAAGGGCATAGAATTAAACGAGAAAGTAAACAATAAATGTGCTACACAAGTAGGTAAGATACGAGCTAAACAACTAGCTAAGGGTGAGCCAATATCAAAAGAAACAATAAAAAGAATGTACTCTTTTTTAAGTAGAGCAGAGGAGTATTATGATGAAAGCGACACAAAAGCCTGTGGTACTATATCCTATTTACTATGGGGAGGTAAAGCAGGTAAGAGATATGCAGAAGCTAAATTAAAAGAACTAGGAGAAATAGAATTAGCATCTATGGTAGTAAATGACGAATTTGCTATAATAGATGATAGACTAGCATACTCGTCAAAAGAAAAGGCTGAGGAAATGGCTAAAAACATAGGGTGCGAGGGTATGCACGAACACGAGTACGAGGGTAAGACTTGGTATATGCCTTGTGAGTTTCATAACAAAGAAGATCTAGCATATCACAAATGTCCTAAAGGATACAAGAAGAAAGACGGAAAGTGTGTTAAAATGGCTGAGGTAGGCCCAAGGGGTGGAATACGCAAATCTCCGAAAGCACCTAAATCTGATACACCTAATAGAAACCCTAAAGGTAAAGGTACAGCAAAAGGTGATGCCTCAACAGGTAGAGGTGCAAAGGTTTCAAAAGCAGATGAGGCTACTTTACAAAAAAAGTCAGATGACTTTAACGAGAGATACAAAAAAAAATTAGGTTATGGTGTTACAGTAGGTAAATTAAAAGCAGTATTCCAAAGAGGCTTAGGTGCATTCAATGTTTCAAGTAGTCCGAGAGTAAATAACCCAAGTCAATGGGCATTTGCGAGAGTTAATGCTTTTCTATATTTAGTAAAAAATGGAAGACCACAAAACGCTAAATATACAACAGATAATGATTTGTTACCAAAGGGACACCCAAAAAATAAATAATGGCTAGAAAAGTCATTAGAACATATGTAAAACCTAAACGCAAATCACACCCTCACAGCAAAAATGCAAGTGTAGGTCAAAAAGGATATAAAAAAAAATATAGAGGACAAGGCAGATGAAAAAATTTAAAACACCAAGTAAGACTAGTCCAAGAGGGGGGCGTAGAGCTTGTTTATGCGAAAATGAAACCTACTCAGTAAAATGTTGTAAAGGTTTTATTATCAATCAAGGTATAGGTAAAATTTAAAAATGCAAATATAAATTTAAACACGTTATAGTAATATGAAATCAACAGAAATCTTAAACAAAATCAAGACTTTTTTAGGTGAGGAAGTAGAAGAAACTCAGACTGAAAAAGCATTAGAACTAGCACAGTTGAAGCTAGAAAACGGAACAGTATTAGAAGCAGAGGCTTTTGAATCAGGAAACGAAATCTTTATTCTTACTGAAGATGAAAAAGTAGCGGTACCACAAGGTGAGTATCTTATGGAAGATGGCAGAACTTTAGTAGTTCAAGAAGAGGGTGTTATCGAAGAAATTAAAGCAGGTGAACACGAAGAAAAAGAGGGAGAAAAAGAAGAAGAGAAAGTTGACGCTAGATACGTTTCAAAAGAAGAATTTGAATCAGCCGTTGAAGAAATCAAAGGTATGATAAACGAACTAAAGGAACATAAAGAAGAGAAAGAAGAAATGGCAAAAGTAGAGGAGCAAGTGAAACAAGAACTTAGCGAAACTCCTGCAACTGAGCCAATCGCTCACAATCCTGAAGTCAAACAAAAAATTAAAGTCAGGTTCTCTGAAAATAGAGTAGAGACTACTTTAGATAGGATTATGAATAAATTAGCAAACAAATAAAAATTATATAATTATGGCAGTTTTAACACACGTAGTAAACCCTGCAATAAGAGAAAGGAACGAAGTCGGTCAAATTACGGCAGCAGCTACTCTTACAGCAGCAGATAGTGGAAAATGGTATGAACTAGCAGCATCAGCAGGTGTTACAGTTACATTACCAGCAGTAAGCTCTGGCTTAAATTTTAGATTTGTAGTAGCGAATGCGTTTGATACTTCAAATTATATTATTGATAGTGCAGAGGGAGATAATATAGATGGGTGTATAATAGTAAACGGAGCAAGTGTACAAGCTTCTGGTGAAGATCAAATTAACTTCGTTGCATCAGCAGAATCAGTTGGAGATTTTATCGACATTTGGAGTGATGGAGCTAAGTGGTATGTTTGGGGAATCGGAAACGCATCAGGTGCTATTACAGCAACAGACCCAAGTTAATAATTAAATAAAAAAAGAAAATAGATATGGCAACAACAACTTCAATAACAACTACTTACGCTGGTGAATTCGCAGGGGATTACATTGCAGCAGCGTTGTTATCAGGTGTAACTTTATCTGGTGGTGGAGTTACTATTAAACCGAACATCAAGTTCAAAGAAGTATTAAAAAAATTAGCACTTGATAGTATTTTAAAAGATGCAACTTGTGATTTTGATTCTACTTCAAATGTAACTTTAACAGAAAGAATCTTACAACCAGAGGAGTTTCAAGTAAACTTACAACTTTGTAAAAAAGATTTCAGACAAGACTGGGAAGCAGCAAGTATGGGCTTTAGTCAATATGACAACCTACCACGTAATTTTTCTGACTTCTTGTTAGCACAAGTTGCAGCAAAAGTAGCTGAAAAAGTAGAGCAAAATATTTGGCAAGGTGCTACTGCAAATGCAGGTGAGTTTGATGGTTTTCAAACTTTACTAGCAGCAGATAGTGATGTAGTCGATGTAAGTGGTACAACTTTAACAGCTTCAAACATTATTGCTGAAATGAACAAAGTAGTAGATGCAATACCTGGTGCAGTTTATGGTAAAGAAGATTTAAAAATCTACATTCCAACAAGTGCAGCAAAGTTTTATGTACAAGCACAGGCAGCTTTAGGTTATAGAGATTTATATAATGTTGGAAAAACAGATATGAATTTCCAAGGTATTCCACTTTATACAGCACCTGGTTTAGGTAATGATAAAATGGTAGCAGCAGAATCAAGCAACCTCTTTTTTGGCACAGGATTGCTCAACGATTGGCAGGAGGTCAAGCTGATTGATATGGCTGATATTGACGGATCACAAAATGTAAGAGTTGTGTTAAGAGGTTCTGCTGGTGTTCAGCACGGTATCGGAGGTGATATTGTATTATACTCTTAATAAAATAAATTGACTAACAAATAGAGGGGTAGGTGGTTTTCTACCTACCCTTTTTTTAATAAAATAAACATATGGCTTGTATATTAACAAAAGGTAGAGGTTTACCCTGTAAGTCAGGAGTAGGAGGTCTTAAAAATTGTTTTTTTGTGGATTTTGGGAGTCTTGGAGCTTTAACAAAATCTGGTGGAGAAGTATCAGCATTTGGTGGAAGTCCAACACTTATGAAGTTTGAAATCAAAGGAACATCAACACTTGACACTACTGTAACCTCATCAAGAGAAAACGGAACTACTTTTTACGAATCAAGTTTAGTAATGAACTTGACATTTCAAGAAAAACAAACATCAGAAGAAATTAAATTATTAGCAGTTGCAAGACCACAAATTATTGTTGAAGACTATAATGGTAATTTCTTTTTATTAGGTGAAGATCACGGATGCGAACTAACAACAGGTACTTTTAGTAGTGGAGCTGCTATGGGAGATATGTCTGGTTACTCATTGACATTTGTTTCTCAAGAAACTGACCCACCATTATTTGTACAAAGTTCTGTAATGAGTGGTGCAACTGAGGGAAGTAAGATTACACCAAATTAAAATTAATTTTGTATATTTGAACTTGTAGAGTTTTCATAATGTAAATTAGTTTAGTTTTGAAAGGGGAGTTTTTTAACTCCTCTTTTTTTATGTACAAAATCTAAAGATAGTACGTTATATAAGTATGAAACATTTAACTACATCAGCTTCAGCACAAACTCTTAAAATAATTCCTAGAAGTTATGCTAGTACAGTAAGTATGATACTAAGAGACGATTCTACAAACACCTCAACAACATACAGTAGCATAAGCACCTCAACAGACAAAAACTATTTAGTAATCTCACAAGCACTAAATCCTATATTAGTAGAGGGTAGGTTTTATGATATGACCGTGAAAGAGGGAAGTAGCGTAATATACAAAGACAAAATATTTTGTACTAATCAAACTATTTCTAGTTACTCTGTTAATAGTGGTGAATACACGACTCCAACAGGTAATGATCAGTACGATAACGATTATATAATTATATGAAAAACAAATCAGATTTAAGTATTGTTAATTTAAGCACTTACACCTCTCCTGTAGTAAAGGAAGTAAGAGGCAAAGACTTTATTGAATACGGAGAAGATAATAATTACTTTCAATACTTAATAGACAGATATAACGGTAGTCCGACCAATAATGCTATTATAAATGGTGTTAGTGAGATGATTTACGGTAAAGGACTAGATGCAACCAACTCAAATAAGAAACCAAACGAGTACGCACAAATGATGAGCTTGTTTAAAAAAGATTGTGTAAGAAAATTATGCTACGATTTAAAACTTATGGGTCAATGTGCTGTACAAGTTATCTACTCAAAAGACAGAACCAAAATAGTACAATTAGAACATATGCCAATCGAAACACTAAGAGCTGAGAAATGCGATGAAAAAGGAGAAGTAAATGCTTATTTTTACTTTAGTGATTGGAGCAAGTATAAGCGAGGTAATGAGCTTAAACGTATTCCTGCCTTTAAAAAGTCTAAAGAGCCGTTAGAGATACTTTATATTAAGCCATACAGGGCAGGTTTTAAGTATTATAGTCCTGTAGATTATCAAGGTGGTACACAATACGCTGAGTTAGAAGAAGAAATATCAAACTATCACCTAAACAACATTATGAATGGTTTAGCACCAAGTATGCTAATTAACTTTAACAATGGTACACCTGATCCTGAGCAAAGAGAAATGATAGAAAGACGTATCTATGACAAGTTTTCAGGAAGTTCTAATGCAGGTAAATTCATTCTAGCGTTTAACGATAACCCAGAACAAGCTGCAAGTATAGAGCCTGTACAGCTTAGTGATGCACACCAACAATATCAGTTTCTTAGTGATGAGAGTTCAAAAAAAATTATGGTATCTCATAGGGTAGTAAGTCCTATGTTGTTTGGTATCAAAGATTCAACAGGTCTTGGCAATAACGCTGACGAATTAAAAACAGCATCTATACTATTTGACAACCTTGTAATCAAAGGCTTTCAAAATCTTTTAATTGATGCTTTTGACCAAATACTAGCTTACAATGATATAGCTCTTAATTTATATTTTAAAACACTACAACCTCTTGAATTTACTGACTTAGAAAATGTAGAGGATGAAGAAACTAAAGAAGAAGAAACAGGAGTTAAGTTAAGTAAAGAATCTAACAAACTACTAGAAGAGTTTATAGGCAAAGGACAAAACGAAGAGGAATTATTAGAGGAGTTTGACTTGATTGATGAAATGGATGTTGATTATGACTTAGAAGATGAGCTTGATAAAAAGGTTGAGGAACTAAACAACGAAGTAAAGTTAGCAAGAGTTGCCAAAGCTACACCATACAAAGAAAGTGAGCAAGATGGAAAAAGTAAAAAAGAGGGTAAAGAAGATATCACATATTTAGTGAGATATATGTACACAGCTTATTCTGGTGCTTATAAAACTAGAAAAGGTAGATCAAGAGAGTTTTGTATAAAGATGATGAAAGCCAACAAAGTCTATCGTAAAGAAGATATAATAGCATTAGACAATATACCTGTGAATGCAGGGTTTGGTAAAAACGGTGCTGACACTTATTCTGTCTGGTTATACAAAGGTGGAGCAAGATGTTCGCATAGATGGACTAGAAAAATATACGCAAGAAAAGATGGTAGTAGGTCTTTAGGAGATACGATAAGCACAACAAAAGCAAGAAGCGAGGGTTTCAGACCAGAAAAAAACCCAAACAAAGTATCAATAGCTCCTAGAAATATGCCGAGAGCAGGTTACACAGCAGCATATTGGAACAAAATGGGTTTTAAAAATTAATTATGGCAACAGTTTTATTTATATCGAGAACAGATTTAGTCAAGAATAGTATCATTGATGGTAATGTAGATACTGATAAGTTTATACAATTTATAAAAGTTGCACAAGAGACAGAGATAAAAAACTATTTAGGAACAAAACTATATGATAAAATTAGTAACGACATTTCTGGGAGTGGTTTATCAGGAAACTATGAAACTTTAGTAAACACTTATGTACAGCCTATGCTGATTTGGTTTGCACAAGCAGAGTATTATCCCTATGCTGCCTATCAATTAAAGCAAGGAGGCGTATTCAAAGGTAACTCAGAAAACGCAGAAAGCGTATCAAAAGAAGAAGTAGATTATATAGTAAACAAAGCAAGAAACACAGCAGAATATTATACACAAAGGTTTTTAGATTACATAGACAACAACAGTAATTTATTTCCTGAGTATAATCAAAACACAGGTGGCGATGTTTACCCAGATAGTGATGGTTTGTTTAATGGTTGGGTACTGTGAAATACAAACCAAAAAATAAAAATATAGTAAAACTAAAAAAGTATTTAGATATGAATTGGAGTTCAAGTAATACCTGGAATTATGAAGTTAGTTATAACAATCAAACAGTAAAAAATGTCAAATAAAAAGTTTTCAGAGTTTACGTTACAAACCGACAATTCTAATGTTGCGTTTGTTGTTGGTTTTAATGGGTCAGATAATGTTAGAATATCACCGAGCAATCTTATAGGTAGTGGTTTCTTACCTACCTCTGGTGGTACTATGACAGGTAACTTACTTTTACAAGACAACATACAAGTACAAGTAGGAACAGGAGGCGATTTAAAAATATTTCACAATGCTACAGATTCTTTTATAGAGAATCAAACAGGTATATTAAAAATACAAAGCTCTGTAGTAGATGGCGATATATCGTTTCTTGCAGATGACGGTAGTGGCACTGCAACTGCATACATAACGTTAGATGGTAGTCAAGGTTTTACTACTTTACAAACAGCCATAAGAGCAGAGGATAATGTAAATATTCAAGCAGGTAGCAGTGGTGATCTAAGGATATTTCACAACGGTACAAATAGTACAATTCAAAATGTAACTGGTAATGTAATAATAGAAAATACAGTAGATGATGCTGATATTATATTTAAATCAGATGATGGTTCTGGAGATGTTGCATCTTATTTTTCTTTAGATGGCTCGACTGTTATGACAAAATTTCAAAAAAACGTAATGTTCCAAGATAGCGTTATTGTATATTATGGAACTAGTTTTGATTTTTTTATAACTCACGATGGAACAAATACATCAATGACAAATCAAACTGGGAATTTGACTATCTCAAACTCGGCTGATGACAAAGATATAATCTTTCAAAGTGATGACGGTAGTGGTGGGGTAGCTACATATTTTATGATTGATGGGAGTGCAACAACAACAGTGTTTGAAAAAGATG